TAAAAAATATGGTTATGTTTCTTCAGATAATTTTCGTACTAAAATATTAAGCGTAAATAATTCAAAAAGAATAACTGATTTACCGAAAAATGAACTTGAACAGCTTATTTAGTAACATAGCCACTAACGGTTGGGTATATACGCAGTGGGCATAGTAGAATGTTCAAATTATGCACAAATGTTTCTGCCCATTGCGTATATACCTTGTTACCTGCTGGTGCGGTTTATTTAGCAGGATTTTGATTTGAAAACGAATAGAAAATTTAAAAAGTTTTAGTATGAAATATATGGGAAGTAAGGCAAGATTTGCTAAAGAGATTTTGCCGATAATATTAAAAGGAAGGACAATTGACCAATACTATGTAGAGCCATTTTGCGGAGGAATGAATATGATTTGTGAGGTGAAAGGGAATAGAATTGCTAATGACATTCACTACCATTTAATTCAAATGTGGAGTGAACTTGTTGGCGGTTGGATTCCAAAAAAGATTACCAAAGAGGAATATTCAGAGGTAAGAACAAACCAAAGTAAATACCCTGCATATTTTGTTGGTTGGGTTGGTTTTAATTGCTCTTATTCGGGTAAATGGTTTGGTGGCTTTGCAGGAGAAACAAACACCAAAATAGGAACGGTAAGAGATTACCAAACTGAAGCAATAAATAATGTGGCAAAGCAAGTTGAAAAAATGAAAGGTGTAATATTTCAAAACAAACCTTACTATGAATTAGAATTGCCACCAAACAGCATTATTTATTGCGACCCACCATACGAGGGAACAACAAAATATGCTAATGACTTTGACCATAATCTTTTTTGGAATTGGGTAAGGAATATTAGCAAACAAGGACATACGGTATTTGTAAGTGAATATAATGCACCTGCTGACTTTGAATGTGTGTGGCAAAAAGAGGCAAAATCTTCTTTATCGGCAAACGGAAAAATCGGAGGAAATAAGGTGAGCGTGGAAAAACTTTTTAAATTTTCTCCCGCAAATGTTTGATAGAAGCACTACCGTAGCACTTGCAGGTAACAGTTGAATAAATGCAATTAACGTTTATCTGCTTAAAGGAATAAATGCAATAAGACAGTTGGGGGAATCCGATAAGGACACAACGGAGGGCGTAATGCGGTTGTGAAGCTTTTGAAACCTGAAGCACCAACATTTAAAAAAATAGTCGTACTTTCGCAATGCTTGAAAACATCAGACAAAATCGCAAAGGATTATATCTGCGTTCAAATCGCTCAGAAGTTTTCGCCTTTGGAGTTCAGAGAAATCTACAACGAATGCTGGCTGAGAATCCGACTGCGTGAACTCAATGATCCAACATGGCAGGCAGATGACCACAGGAAATATTTCAAGACGGTTGTCAGTCACTACTGGATTGAATACAAAAAGAAACGCAAGCCCGCTGAATTTGTCGCTGATGAATCTGAATTTCAATACTGCGAAGCTGATCTGCTTTGGTGGTGCAATACCCGATCAGGAAATGAAGATGTTGACTTTTACAAAGAAATTCTTACCTTAGCGCACAGATGCAAAAACATAAGGGACGCTTGCCGAATGTGTGACATGCATCCTGACGTTTTCTACGGACACTACAACGAAGCAAAAAAACGATTCAAAGATGATCTTATACAACTTAGAACTGCTGACGATCTTAACCGGAATGGCTTGGTTTGATCTACTAGGTGCACACAGATGGCTACTCAACAAACTCGGTTATCAAGAATGGGTTGACAAAAACGATTTGCCTATTTACTGGGGCTGGGTTGCTTGCTACTTTTGCACCATGTCGTGGTTCGGCATTGTCATCGGTCTGGTTTATACTGCAGTCACATTCGATTTGATCAGCGGTGCCACATTCATACTGCAGAACTTAGTCGTTGCCCGAATACTTGACAACCTGATGGGGTTCGATTCAATGAAAGCCAAATGAAAGTCGTAACAACACAATACCCGACATACAGCAGGACCAAATACAAGGCGCTTGAACTACTCGTTAAGCCCGGTCAGAACCTGTCAAAAAACAAAATAAGAATCTTTTTAAATTAAAATATGGCGTACACAACACCACCAAAACCAGAAAAAATGATGCTACCAGAAATGAAACCCAAAAAATTAATCCCGATTTCATGTGCAAAACAAATCCTTGCCATTCGTCAGGACATCGAAAAGAACGTACAGCACAAAGGGAAACAATTTGAACTTGTATTCTCTGCGTACTGTGAACTCGTAGTTGCTCAAGGATATCAAAAACCAAAGCCGTCTGGTTGCCGGTCTGGTTGCATCCACAAAATGAACCAAGTTTTTAATAACTGGTTGAAGATATTTGATGAGCAGGGCGGTGTACTACCAGCAGAAAAGGAACAACTCAATCAGGTTCGTGAAGCCATCATGATCTCAAAGGGCGGTGTACTTATTCCGGTTGAAACACGCCGGGCTGAACTCGAGCAAAAAGGATGGGCCGAACTCAAAGAACTGGTCGGTCCTGAAAAATACAAAGAACTCGGAGCCGGTAAAATGGTCAAGAAAGAAAAGCTGGTCGAGTACCTGATGTCAATTTAACCAATACAACAACACATGACAGAAATCATCAAACCAAAATTCAAAGGCCCAAAAAAATCACCGTGGCAAATCGGGCAAAAAAAAGTTCAAAAGCCATTCATTGACACATCCAAAATGAACGAAGGCGGTTTTTATAAGGGAATGCCGGGCGTGCATCTGGATGACTGGGGTAACCGCAAATTCATTCAGTTCTGCGTTACTCCCGAAGGCAAAGCAACGGCCCAGCTATTTGCGCACAGTCAGCACATCAAACGATGTATTGAGCAGTCAATGACCAACCCGATGCTGAAGGGCGTGGTATATTCAGCAGTAGTTGATCACATGTTCCGGAATAAAACCATTTGGAACTGGCCACTGAGAACGCGGTACAAATTAATGCGCTACTGGGAATCCCGCAAAGCCGACAAAGAATCCCGCCGACAAATGGCAAAAGCATTCGATCACGCACCAATACCAGAACAACATGGCAACACCCAAGAAGAAAACAGGCAGGCCACTCAACGTTGAAACACCTGAAGAACTTTGGCAGTTGTATATTGACTATCAGAAGAAGAAAACAGGCAGGCCACTCAACGTTGAAACACCTGAAGAACTTTGGCAGTTGTATATTGACTATCAGAAATGGTGTGAAGACAACCCGATTAAGATTCAGGACTTTGTTGGCAAAGACGGTGACGAAGTAGAGAGAAAGAAAATCAGACCACTCACGATTGAGGGATATAAGAATTATTGCTACAGACTTGTTGGGAATGTGGAACAGTATTTGGGTAACATGGAGGGGAGATACCCTCAGTTTGTTGACATCTGCACACGCATTAAGGAAGAAATCAGGCAACATCAGCTTGAAGGGGGCCTGACCGGTTTATATAATCCAAGCATCACGGCCAGAATAAACAACCTGAAAGAACAGGTCGAGCAATCCGGCTCCGTTAAGATTTTGAATATTGATCCAATTGATTAAGCATGGAGCAGACAACGGCTCTGCGTAAAATAGCCAAACTCAGAAAGAAAATCCGGTGCATTCAGGGAGGTCAGGGCGCTGGTAAAACTATTGCTATTGGTATTCTGATTGCGAACTACGTCAGTTCAAAGCCACGCAAAGAGGTGTACATCGTTTCGCATGAGTTGTCAAAGATGCGCGACACCGTTCTGAAAGACTTCATTAAAATTCTCGATGCGTTCAATGTTCCGTGTACCGTCACCGGTCAGATCAGCGGACAACCCCGAATCGATTTCCCGAATAAATCATTTGTCCGGTTCATTGGTCTGGATAAAGAAGACGTCGGAAAGGGTTTGCGCTCTGACTTGGTGTACATCAATGAGGCCGACAAGATCACATTCAACGCATACAAGGAAGTGACCAGCCGAACCAATAACGTTTACATTGACTTTAACCCGAATGCGAAATTCTGGGTGCATGAAGAAATTATTACTCGATCAGATTGTGATTTCATAAAGCTGACATTCTTAGATAATGAATACCTCGGTCAGTCTGAGCGTGATGAAATCCTGCTCTACAAAGAAAAGGGTTATCATGAAGACGGATCAATCAAAAGCCGGTACTGGGCAAATCAATGGCGGGTTTATGGACTTGGTGAAATCGGTATCATTGACGGCGCTGTGTTTGAAGACTGGGAAATCATTGATGCGCTACCTACTGAAGCAAGGCTTTTAGGATTCGGTTTAGACTTTGGTTGGGAAGTGCCCGCCGCAATGATAGGGGTTTATGAATGGAATGGTACCTATGTACTTGACCAAGTGATCTACGAACGCAAACTCACGAACCAAGACATTGCTGAAATGATTTGCGAGATGCGACTGGATCGTGAACTGATCTATGCGGATTCAGCCGAGCCAAAGTCAATCGATGAGATCAGTAGATTCGGAGTGAACATACACCCATGCGACGGTAAACAGGACATCAGACCGTTTGCAATTAAAAAGATTCAGCAGAAAACCTTCTACATTACAAAGCAAAGTGAAGGAATCATTGATGAGTTCCGCAATTTAGTCTGGGCTACTGATGCTAAAGGGATTCCGACAGGCAGACCAAAGAAAGGAAACGATCACGGTGTCGATGCTGTGATTTATTTTATCGGTACTATTGATAAATACGATGGAAAATATTAATATTGCAGTCACTCTGTTTTTGTTCCATATCTAGCGAAGCCCAACTTTTATTAGTTGGGTTTTGTTGTTTTAAAAAAAAGTTATACATTAGCCGAATCAAACACAAAACAAATGCACAATTATCAAATGCCTGATCCGGTTGACAGCAAGAAGCAACAAAACCGGCAAACCCTTTGGGGTGTCATGATCATATTCTGTACCGGCATAGTTGTCGGAGTTGGTTTAACAGTACTGGTATGGCATCTATCTTGAAAGTAGTATTCGCACACAAGCGTCCTGAGATGCTTGACGCAACGCTGAAGAACATTGGTGACGCTATCGTGCTTGGTGAACATGCCGGATGGGATGGAAAAAAAATGTTCTGGCATAAGTTTCAGACTGCAGTTGATGTTTGTTTGAAATCTCAATACGATTGGTTCTGGTTTTTGCCGGATGACTTCACGGATCACAACGTTCAAGCAATGGAGTTGTTTACTCGACAAGGCTGGGAGAATCATTTAGTCGCTATCAACACGATCAACGACGGGCGCACACAATGCTGGGGCGCACACGACACCGGACAAAAGCCGATTGAGATTGCGGGCATCACATTGAAAGAAACCGGATTTGTGGATTGCAGTTATCTGACTAACCGGCACACATTGAAAGGACTGAAGATTGAAGAACCGCTTTACTCATGGTGGAATACTCCCGATAAATCTTCAGGAGTTGGCTATCAAAATACCATGTACTTCAGATCGAAGGGTGTAAAGATGATGACCCCAACCCCATCGCTTGCAAAGCACGGAGCGCATAAATCCGTGATGCATGGTGAGCATAGAAACCAAACGCCGTTAATAGCATGAACGCCCACATCATCAACCTAAAACACAGAACAGACCGCCGGGCAAATATGCAGGCGCAATGTGAACGACTTGGATTGAATCCGATTTTCTTTGATGCCGTCAACGGCCATGAGAAATATCCAGACGAACCCAGACCGTTAATGCGTGGTCACTTTGGTTGTTTGGATTCGCATAAGCAGTTGCTTGAGTCGATAAAAGGCACTGCATATTATCATCTCATTCTTGAAGATGATGCAGTATTGTCAGACCATGTATCAGAGTTTGTATATAAAACAATAGACACTTTTATTAGGGCGCAAGGAACTGTTCTTTGTGACGTCTTGTTTTTAGGCGGAAACATAACGCAAATGCCAGACGCTGTTGAAGATACAGTGCCGAGTCATGTTTGGCGAGCCAAGAATGTTTTATGTACCCACGCATACATTATCAAGGATGATTCTATTAATATGCTTTTGGCTGTCCTAAACTCAAGACAATGGAAGGTTGATATATTATTCACAGAATTTCAAAAGATTGCAAACTGCTACATAACGAAAGAATGTTTAGCTTGGCAGGATGTAAGCATGTCGGATATTACCGGCACAGTTAACGATGGAAATAAACTTAAATACTAAAACTATGATCGAAACAGACAAAGGTCAGGACAATCCAGACCTGAAAAACATGAACGGATGCACGAAGGCAATTGCATTTGTGATGCTCGTTGGGGTATTCGGATTGTTGTACTGGTTATTCATGTCAATATGAAAGAACAAATCAAGTCCGCTTTGATGTACTGGTTTATCATTGCTGTTGTCATTGTCTCAGACTGGCAATTCAGCAAAGCATATCAGCATGAGCCATGCCAGACAGATACGATCTACATTGAAAAAGAACCCATACCTGACACTATACATCTTGAAAGAGCAACAACGTACCAACCAACAGAAGCACAATGTGATTCAAACCCATTCAGCACTGCGGACGGTTCAATCATTAATCCAGATTCACTACAACGTTGGGTTGCATTATCACGTGATCTTCTGTCGCGTTGGGGTGGTCCATTCGATTATGGTGATACGCTCGACATCTACTCGAAAGAACATCCGAATATAAATGGTCAGTGGGTTGTGCACGATTGCATGAATGCCCGATACAAGATGTCAGTTGATTTCTTGATGGCACCTGAAGATAATTACCCAAAACTTGGAGTAGGCACGGATGTTAAAATAATTTATTGCGGTGAATTATGAAGATAGTCGCTGTCATTGCCTGTCATGGTCGCATCCCTTTGCTCAAGTACACCATTGAAAGACTGCTGAAGAAAAACAAAGTTAGTCAAGTGGTTTGCGTTGGTGGTATGTCTGAGCGTAGAACCTGTGAAGATGCTGGTGCAATATTTATTCTGCATGAGAACAGACCGCTGGGCAGAAAATGGAACGCCGGATTTGTGAAGGCACGGGAATTAAAACCTGATGCACTGTTGTTTGTCGGTTCGTCTGACTGGCTGTCTGATAACTGGCTTGAAGAAACAACCAAGTATCTGCCTGAGTACGACATGATAGGCAAACCGGATTTCTATATGCTGGATATTGGTGATACATTGCGCGCTTGTTGGTGGGAAGGCTATGGAAAAGGGGAGCGCGAAGCCGAACCAATTGGAATCGGTCGCATTGTGTCTGCCAGAATCATGGACACGTTTGATTGGAAACCGTTTGACGATAACAAAGATCACTCAATGGACTGGCAAATGTTTTTAAGAGTGCGTGCCAATGGTGGTAAAATGAAATTGATCACCGGGCACCACATCAAATCGTTAAGCATATCAACAAATCGCTGGGTTAACCTTCATAAGTTTGAAGATCACTGGCTAAATAAAGTACCATGCAATTCAATTCGTATCAGTCCTGAATGGGTTGATGAAGTATTTCCAGAACATAAACTGATTTTCAAATGAAACAATACTACCGATCAGACAGCCTTGAAGGTTTAGAGTATCAACATAAATATGGACTGGCCGACTATACAGATTTAACCGGTGAGCTTGTCATGTTCGGACTTTACCGTGCTGAAGACTTTGAAGTTTTGGAAAAGCATCAGGGAAAGGTGACGGTCGTATTTCAGGGTTCCGATGTTTTGAATCTGCCTACTGAAATGATTGAACTTATTAAATCCAGAAACGTTCAAAGCATCGCCATATCACACTGGGGATTTGAAAAGCTAACCGAGTACGGTTTGAATCCGTGCCTGATTTATTTGTCAGCTACTCAGCAAAGCCCTGAATTAATGAATTGCCCGAATGGCGACTATGTACATTTTTATTCATCGAACGCATCAAACGAATCTGCCAGGTACTTAGGCGAGCATTTGATTCCTGAGATTATAAAAAAGTCAGGCGTTCCGATTATCACAACGGCATTCGGTATGTACGACAAACCAACGCTGTACGATATTTACCGTAACTGTTTTCTGAATCTGAGGCTAACTCATTTCGATGGTTGCCCGAATACAAATCTGGAGATGGGATTGATGGGGCGTAAATCTGTATTCAACGGTAAAGGTATGCCAGCCTCAATTGAATGGACTGATACAAGCCACGTTGCCGAGATTATCAAACAGGAATATGCCAACCGTAAAAAATCAAATAAGGCAGTTTCAACGGAAGTTATTACCTTTATCAACAAAAACATCTTAACATGAAAGAATGCCCCCGCTGTTTATTTGCTGAAGACATTGCAAAGATTGGAGACACGCAGTGTGAGTATTGTGACATCCATGATTCACTCGAAAAGCAATCGCACCCGGATGATCTTGAAAGTCAACTGAGCAAAATCAGAAACCGCAAAGGGAAATATAATTGCATTATCGGTATCTCAGGCGGTAAAGATTCAAGCGCATTGCTATACGCATCAGTAAAATGGTGGGGATTAAAACCGCTTGTTATTCATTTCGACAACCACTGGAATACAGACATCGCAAAACGAAACATGAGCAATCTCATTAAGGCGCTCAACGTTGATTCAATTACGTACACCGTCAACAAGATGGAATACGATATGTTGAATGATGCGTTTTTGTATGCCGGAGTTCCTGATGCAGATATTCCGAATGATATTGCAATGACGAAACTCATGTACGACACTGCAGATAAATACGGCATCAAATATATTTTGAATGGTCACGACTTCAGAGAAGAAGGGTCAACGCCGAGAGGCTGGACGTACATGGACGCCGAATATATCCGTTCTGTTTATCACTGGTACACCGGAAAAGAATTGGAAAATTACCCGCTGTTCACCTTTAAAGATCAGATCATGTATAGTCTCAAAGGAATTAAGAACATCAGACCATTCCACTACATGACTACCCGCACATTGCTTGAAAAAGAAATGATTGACTTCTGCGACTGGCGATCGTACGGAGGCAAGCACGCTGAGAATATCTACACCGAATTTGTCGGGGCTTACTTGCTACCGAATAAATTCAAGATCGATAAGCGCATTGTGTACCTGTCTGCACTCGTTCGCTCTGGTAAAATGAGTAAAGATGACGCACGCACCGCATTCAATCATAAAGGCGAAATCGATCTGGCTAAATTCAAAGACATCGACTTCGGCCTAATCACAAACGAAAAGCGCACGCATAAGGATTTCAAAACATACGACTTCAAAAAATACAGACCATTCATCTGGCTGATGTATAAAATGAAAATCGTACCTTATACGTTCTACCGTAAATACTGCTTTTGAAAACCTCCGCAAACATAGCGACTTATAAACCACGTGTGACATCTGGCTCACTTAAAAAAGCTATTGATTCAATCGTGCATCAGGTTGATATCGTGCGGGTGTACTTCAATCCCTCACATGGTCTGGCTAATCTAAAGCACGAAAACGAAAAGGTTTTCTTTTATACCGGTGATGACCTGACCGACAACGGGAAATTCTATCATCTGGATTATCTCGATGAACCGGAATACTATTTCTGCTGTGATGACGATTTGATTTACCCGCGCAATTACGTACAACGAACCATTGAGAATATTAAAAAGTTTGGGTGCATCATTTCGTATCATGGTCGGATATTGGAATCTGCCGGTCTGGATTATTACCACCACCTTCAAACGCTCCGATGTTTGGATGAACAGCAAGGGGATATACTTATTGATTGCGCTGGCACAGGTGTAACTGCATTTGATACGAGTTACTTTCATCCGACTGGACTTGCAAGACACGAGAATAAGCGCATGAGTGATTTAGTGTTTTCACTTGAAGCCATTAAGCAGAATAAACGAATCGGTTGCTGTTCACGTCCTGCCGGATGGATCAAGCACATAGACAATAAAGAATCAATTCATCAGACTGAAACGAGTTCTGGAAACTTAATCCAGAATCAAATGGCTGATGAGATATTTAGAATTAAGTATGGAAAGTGAAACCGTAAACATACCAGAATCACCAGACGAAATGCGTCTGAGACATTTGCCTTTCTTACTTGGCTTGCATGACGTGTCGCATATACCTGTTGATGAAATTCCTATTCTTGAAGTTGTCCGGCTGAACTCAATCATAACCGGAACGCCAAAAGAAAAGCTGAACCGATACACAGCCAAAGCAAATCGTGATCTTTTCAAAACAGTTCTGGCAGTCATTAAAGAGTATAAGCCTAAACCGATACCGCAGGAAATTGAATTTAAAGATCAGGTTTATACATTGCGTGGTGACTTTACAAAGCATCCTGTTGACTGGGCTGATGACTTGCAACACGCCGAGCAACATTTCAAAGACAACCCTGCAGACTTGGTTTCATTCTGTTACATCGAAAAGGGAATGGAGTACGGACAACCTGACGGACATCAGAACCCGATGAACCCACGATCAAAACGCAATAAAGTATTTGAAGAACATTTGCCACTGTCAACCTTTCTGGATATACAGGCTTTTTTTTTGTGGAGTTGGCACGAACTACAACCGTTCTTAATAAAGGAAAAGCTAAGAAAAATAAAAAGCAAATCAAGATCGACACCTTCCAATGGGAAGAAAGCGCATTCAAAGTCGCTCAGTATTTTGGATTAAAGACTGAAGAAGTTCGGCGCTGGTCGCTAATGTATTTCACATACAAAGTTGATTTCATTAAAGATCAAATCCTAAAAAAAGCCAAGCAACCAAAATCCGTAGAACCACGCTACAAAAGGAAATGACAACTTTGTATGTTTTCACTCTATAGTGTAGATGGCTAAGACTAATTCCAAATCACATCTTGAACAATTAGGCAGATCAAAAGACGATCTTAACGACATTGCCTCAACACCTGTAGGCAAAGTCATTGCTACATTCGTACAGAATCAGATTACAGAAATGAAGTCTGAACTGTCAAGCCGTCGGGCTACCGGTTCGCTTGCTCAGTCGATCACATTCCAATTCGGCACGGATGAAAATGGAATGACCGCCGAGATATTAATGAACGATTACTGGGATTTTATCAACTCAGGTGTTGACGGCGTATCTCAAAAAGGTCATGCACGTACAAATGTATTCGGCCAGGCTTATTCATTCAGGACTGCATTCCCGTCTACAAAGATGCTCAACTCATTTACTGGAACTGGATCACTGCGTGGTTGGATGGCAACCAAAGGAATCACTTCAATACGCTACACCAATGCAGACGGTGAAGATGTAACCAAGCAACTTTCAACCGAGGCTGATTTCAGAGGCGCGGCGTATGTACTTGCCAGAGCAACAAAACAAAAAGGAATCAAGCCTACGCCGTTTGTTGATAATGTATTCACTGAAGAATCAATTGAACAATTACAGAACGATATTTTTAAAGCATTTGAATCCATGTTATAATTATGGCAGTTACAATTCACACCACTCCCGAATCTTATACACCCTCTGACAATCCGGTTATCTGGACTTTCAGTAGCAACCAGACAGCGCAGGACAACTTCAGTTTCATTGTTCAGGTTTATATCAATGATGTTCAGGTTGGTGAAGAACAGGTGTTTCTTGAAAGCGGTATCTATGCCAAATACGACGCAAGCCACTACACTTCAAACGCCTGCAACATCCCAACGATTTCAAATGATATTGTTTATCCGGCAAATAATTACTGCACCTGTAAGATAACCGTCTACGAGAATTATGGCACGCCTCCAACCAATCAGGCAAGCGCCGCAGCTTCAAACGTAACTACATGGAAGGCAAAGTTAAATGATGTTGATTATGCAGACTGGGACCCGGCAGATTATATCTATGGAACAAATGCAAAGTTCTTAACTCAATTCCCTATCACAGAGTTCAGCCCTAAAGTCGGACTTGAAAACGATGAGCAGATAAGGCTGATGCTTTTCAATAACCTGAATAACGTAAACATTGCTTTTAAACTTTATGATGCAGATGACAATCTAATCGTTTCCGGTTCTTACGCATCAGTCGTGAGTGCGTACAGAATAATTATTGTGAACGCAACACCGTCTGTAATTGTGAATGAAGCTATCGGGATTCAGTTGACAGACTTTCAGCAGGCAAGTTATTACACCGTTGAAGATACTTCAGATGTAGTCGCATTCAGGATCGATCTTGATACGGATCATCAATACTCGACAGCAAAGCGCATCCATTTTATTTCACGCATCGGAGCGGTTGAATCGTTTTCGTTTAACCTGATCAGCCGTATATCCGGAAATATTCAATCATTCGGCTATACCCGTATTCGTGGTGAGTGGAACAGTTCGGCATGGGCTTACGTCAAATCGAGAGGTTCAAAGATCGGCTACGCCAAAACGCAGGATAAGAAAATGACAATTGAATCCGACTGGCTTTATGAGAATATTCAACACTGGTTAATGGATAACTTATACTTCAGTCCGGTTGTATGGGAGCAAGACACAGACGGTACATTGATACGTCGCGAAATAATGAACCCATCATTTGAAAAGGGAGTGCAGGAAAACGACATGCTACTCAACTGCACCATTGAAATATCCCAGGATTCTGAAACATCGATGACCGTATGATGGAACTTTGGATAAATAACGTACAGATTGACATTGATAAAGATGTTCCATTTCCGATTACCTATTCTCAGGCAGACGCTAAAGAGCCAGAGAAAAGAAAGCGGACCACATCAAAAACAATTGATTTGCCGGGCACACAGAACAACAATTCGTTTTTTTCGTCGACATACGATCTGCATCTGACCAATGCAAATAACAATTTGATCGGGTTTGATTATGACCCAACGCTTCGTTATCCTGCAAAGGTTATTGAAGACGGTGAGGTTGTTTTTATCGGCGCCTCAAATCTGGTTAAGGTAGTTCGAAAAAAAGAGGTCAACCGATTTCACATTGTTCTGTTTACCGAGATCGTTGATATATTTCAATCACTTGGTGACTTGCTTGTGTCTGAACTTGACTGGTCGGCATACAATCACACGTTGAGCATTGCAAACATTCAGGCCAGTTGGTCCGCACCTGTCGGATCAGGATATGTTTATGGATTGGTTCACTATGGGTATACCAATAACCTACTGAGATACAAAACAAATCAACTTTATCCGCATATCTATAAAAAAGAGTTTGTAGAAAAATGCTTTGCGCTATCTGGTAAAACAGTTGACAGCAACTATCTTTCTACAGATCCAATGAATAAAGCCGTTTGGGGCTGGGGTGGTGGTGAGCAAGTAACGATAGATTCAACCGAAGTAGCAAACCGCCAAGCACATTACACCGGTGACGGAACAGCGTCTTACTCTTTGCCGTTTTCATCATTTGAACCGATATCTGAAAAAGTAGAATGGAACTCAACAAACTGGATTGTCATATCTGATAACTCAATTGTGACCATGACCGTTGTGACTGATACGTATTCTCAGTACGATGAATCAACTGGTGAGATCACTGCAATCAACGGAGGGAATTATAATCTTAACATTGATGGGTCGTTTACACTTGACTATGCGCTGACTGATTTAGGCCTTTCAAATACTCAGTATGTTATCAGTGTTTCATTTGAGATTTATAAAAACAACGCACTGATTTCACAGACAACGTTCATCGTGAATGAATCCACATCCGGATCAGCTAACATCGCACCAAATATTAATCAGGCTTTGGAACTTGACGCGGGGGATATTATAACCAGTGTTATTAAAATCGTTACAAACGGAACGCAGTGTTTTGATATTGGTGGCGTTTCAGAACAATTAACCGTTGACTTTGATTTGGATAATGACTTGACTTATAATTTCACAGCGACAAACTCGGCGCTGGTTGATGGTGACACGGTGGTTCTTTCGAGAATGCTACCAACCATGAAATGCGCTGATCTGCTTAAAGACATTATGATGGCCGGGAATCTTTACATGAGTGATCCGGATGATGACGGTGTGGTGGTGCTTGAACCGGTTGACGATTATTTTTATGAGACTGATGACACGGATAACTATACTGATTTGCTTGAACGTGATGAAGAAATAGAAATTGAACCAGCTTCGACTATCGAAGGAAAGGTTTATAGATTCCGCTGGGCTGAAGATCGTGACTACTTTAAAATGAAATACTTTCAAAAGTTCGGGCATGACTACGGAGATTATGATTACAACGTGCCATCAACTTTCAAAACAGGTGAAAAGATTTTCCAATTAAAGCAGGCTCAATCATGTCCGGTATCAATTGACGGTACGGATATTATTATTCCAATGATTGTCAACCGGTCTGAAACTGGTGTCGACAGTCCGTACAAAGGCAAGCCAAGAATCTATTTGTACAATGGTGAGGTTTCATGTGATGACTGGGATTTGGAAAACTCAGACACCGGCGCGCTCACTACAAACAATACCTATCCACAGTTTCACCATTTGGACGATTTGACTACAGCGACATTTGATTTAAACTTTGGAGTTCCGAAGGCGGTGTTTTATCCAGCGACTACATACACAACTGCAAATCTGTTTTCAACTTACATAATCACAACCATACGGGAGTTGACTGATCGTGCTGGTAAAATTGTTACCGCTTCATTCTGGCTCAGGCCGTCTGACCTGTACACCAATTTCCTGCGCAGGCTTGTGAATATCGACGGTGTGCTGTATCGTAAAAACATTGTCAAAGATTACTACGTTGGCAAGGTCGCATTAACCGAGGTTGAATTAATCAAAGTACTTCGAGCAAATAGTAAACGGACATTTGCTGTATCAGCACCTCCGATATTTGAAGAGCCGGCCTCACCAACTACAACGGTAGGAAGCGGGCTGTCAAAACTACCAAACAATCAAACCAGAGTGAGTGCCGATTCATCTTCAGGTGATTCAATTATATTGATAGATGATTCAAATGTGACTTACAGAGAGGGCTTGACATGGCAAATTAAAAAGACATCAGCTTCAAATGTAGTTGAGATCAGGCCAGATGTTGCATTGCTTGACGGATCGAGCCGGTCAAAATATTTGTTTATTGAAAATGATTCAGTAACGATCACGTACATTGACGGAAATTTTTACACTATCGAATGAGTTACGACAACAGCATACGAAAACTATCAATAACTACCGGCATAGATGCTAAGACAACCGGCACAACAAATCTATTCACGGTACCGTCTGGATATACTGCAGTGATAACAATGGCTGTCGCAAGATGTTCAACCGCTACAGCGATCACAGTTGCTCCTTCGATTGGTATAGGTGTAGCCGCGGGTGAAGACGATATATTTTCAAGCCGTGCATTAACCGGATTCACAAAAGCAACCAACGCATATGTGTTTCAGTCTGGCGGAAATTATGTAGTAGTTGCCGGTGGTAGTACAATAAAATTAGGAATTGACACTGGAAGCACAGGAACAACACATACGATCATTATAGAATTATTTGGTTATTTAATTTAAACTTATGGCAACGATAAAAGTAATCGGTATTGATAGTACCACAGGACAACAAAGGGTTTATAAATCCGGAGATACGATAGAGGGCGCATCAGGCGTAAGTGTATTCACAGGATTATCAGATGTACCCTCATCTTATTCAGGGCAATCTTTAAAAGTAGTAAGAGTAAACGCACCTGGAACTGTGACCACTTCATTCTGGGGATGTGTAAGCTAAAACAATATTAAGAAATGGCAGAAAAAGTAATAGCAATTAAAATGACTTTGGATGCGGGGCAAACCGTGTCTGAAATTGAAAACGTTGAGCAAGGTCTGAAGGGTGTTGACGAACAAATCGATAACATCAACAACGATTCAAAAAAACTTTCTCAAGCTGAAAAGTCATTTGGTGATTTGAATAAGCGTGTTGAATCCGGTGAAATGACAATCAAGCAAATGTCAAGAGCCGTCAAAGAATATCAGACTATTGCTATTCAGGCTGGAAAAGATTCGCCAATCGGACAACAGGCGCTTCAGAAAGCGGCGCAACTCAAAGATGAACTTGGGGATTTGCAAACACAGGTCAGCAACTTAGGTCATGACGGGAAGAATATGCAGGCGGCGCTTCAACTTGGTTCAACTGTTATCGGCGGGTACTCAGCATTTCAAGGAATCACAGCCGCACTCGGAGTTGAGAATGAAGAACTTGCTAAAACATTTGTGAAGTTGCAAGGCGCTCAGGCGGCGCTTGCTGGTATAGAACAGATCCGTGCCAACCTAGAAAAGGAATCGTTCATGATGCTGAAGGCAAAAGCTATTCAAACAAATGTTTTAACCGCCGCAACCACAGCATATAACTTTGTTGTTGGAACTTCGACAGGTGCGCTAAAGGCTTTTAGAATTGCGCTTGCAATGACTGGTATCGGCGCTTTAATTATTGGGCTTGGTTTACTTATTGCCAACTTTGAAAAAGTAACTGAATGGGTTGGTAAAGCGGCGAATGCGTTGATGGTTTGGTTTGGGTTTGTAGATGCTGAACAGCAAAAGGCAACTAAGGCAACACAGGAAGCAACCAGCGCACTTCGTGAGCAAACACAAAAACGACTTGACGATATTGATAAACTTCGTGAAGAAGAAGCCAAAGCGCATTCAGACAGGCAGAACGCATTTGATTTGGAAATCGAACGCATGGAAGCTGAAGGAAAAGATTCACGTGAATTAAAGATTGCCAAGATTCAGGACTTACTTGACGAGCAGAAAGCAATTTTAGAAAGCAACCGAATGAAGTTGCAAGCATGGTTTGATTACTATGAGAATCTTGCAAAGCTGAGAGGCCAGGACACTGAGACATTTAAAGAATCAATGAAGGCACAAGGCGTTGACTTAGACGCTTTACAAACTCAGTTTAATGATGTGCTGAAGAAAAATGAAGATGCTGTTTATTCGGCTGAATCAAAACTACTCGGAATCAAAAACGATTACCGCGAGAAAGATGCGCAGGCGGCTAAGCAAGCAAACGATCAGAGGCTAAAAGAACTTGAAGACATGGTTAAACGATCTCAGCAAATCTATGCTGAATCAATTGACTGGATGAATCAGCAATGGGAAAATATGGCGCAACAACAGATCGACATTGCGCAGAACTACAAAGAACTACTTGCTGAAGAAATGACAATGGATGAAGATTTTGAACTCATCCCCGAAGAAGAACTTGATACTGCCGTTGAAAAACTGGACGGGTTCTTTGCTCAATTAAAAGCATACCGTGAAACCGGATCAGAGAATATCAAAGCGGCGCTGGCTGAATCTTTACAATCAACTTATGACGTGGCGAATCAGGCGCTTGAAACATTAACCGCTATCAACGACTTTGCAAATCAGATTGGTGACAACCGCGTAAAGAAAATTGAACAGCAGAAAAAACGTGAATTATCAGTCGAAGGCTTAACAGCTAAACAGAAGTTCGATATTGAAATGAAGGCCACCAAAGCCGTTGATGAAATAAGAAAAAAACAATTCAACCGTGAGAAAGCCCTGAACATAGCAAAGGCCACAATGGAAACAGGTGTTGCTGTAGTTAAGGCGCTTGCATCCGCACCACCTCCGGCGAACTTTATTCTGGCTGGCCTTGTTGGTGTTGCCGGCGCGGCTCAGATTGCAACTATAGCATCTCAGAAATTTGAAGGAGGCGCAGCGAATTTGACACCGCCGGATTTTAGCGGTGCTGGTGCTGGTATTGACAGTGGCGGAACTTCTGACACCGGTCAAACAAATATTGTAAATGCTAATGAAGGAGGTTACACAGAAACCGAAGGACTGATTTCAAAAGTAGTGCTGGTTGAATCTGATGTAACCAAGATGCAGAAAGATATTGCCAAGATAAATGCGATAGGAACTCTGTAAAAAAACCGACACTATTTATCTGATTGCATCTATTGGGTATAAGAACTATTCTTATGCCAGAAAGATTACCTGTATTTAAGTTGGTTATAGATGAAGATGCTGAAGGCATGGACTTCATGGGCTTGGTAGACTATCCCGCCCATGGCAAAAATTGGATCGCCTTCAATAAACTCCCTAAAAAGGTTGAGTTCAAAGAATACTTCAATGAAGAAAAACGGATAGTCACCGGTGTTGCCATTGCGACAGACCTTCAGATTTACAGACGCGATCCGAATGGATTTGAATACAACATTGTTTTCACAAAAGAAGATACCCTTGCAATCATGAAAATGTTCAGCAAGCGTGGTTACTTCAACAACGTGAATCTGATGCACGACATGAGTCGAAAGGCAAAAGGGATTTATTTGATTGAATCATACTTCATTAAAGATGATCGCTCAAATATTCCGGCAGAATTTGCCAGTCAGAATTTACGCCCTGGGTCATTGATATTCAGCTATTATGTTGAAGATGATCTTACTTGGAAATTTGTAAAAGAAAACGGTGCCGGTTTTTCAATCGAAGGATGGTTCAAAGAAGTTGAAATTAAGTTTAACAAAATCAAAAAAATGGAAAAGAAATCTATTTGGGAAAAACTTGGTATTGCCAAGCCTAAAGCGGAAACTAAGGACAAACCGAAGTTTGATGCTAAAAAGAAATACGCCGAAGCTAAGACAGCAGACGGTATGACTATCTACTGGGAAAACGAACTGAAAGAAAAAGAACCTTTGTTTATTGTTCCTGCCGACGGTGGTGATCCTGTTCTTGCGGCGGCTGGTGAATACGCGACTGAAGTTGACGGGCAAATGTTGGTGATCACAGTTGATGAAGCTGGATTAATTGCAGCGGTTACCGCATCTGAAGAAATGGAAGACGAAGAAAACGAAACTGAAGAGGCGCTTGTTGCAATGAAAGCACAATTCGATAAGCAACTAGCCGATCAGAAAGTAGCGTTTGAAAAATCGTTAACCGATAAAATGACTGTGTTTGCTACACAGCTTGAGGAACTAACTGAGGCGCTTGAAAAAGTTGCTGAAGGTTCTTTCAAGAAAAAAGATAAAGAGTTTTCCGGCTCTCAAAAACCCGGATGGAGAACAAAATAAATTGTAAAATCTTAAAATAAAAAAAGAAAATGGCATTTAAAAGTATCAGAAAGAGAACAGCGCAAAAGCGCTTAACTTTCAAAGAAGTTATCAAACAGGAATTTGATTACGATGTGGATGATCTTGATCCGTATGTAGACGAACAGTCACCGGAAATCATGGAAGATTTAATCAACGCATCGAATCTGAAATCACGTGTGTCTGTAATGGACAACGTAAAAGGATCGAAGTTGATTAAAATCAAAACTTCACAGCCTACGTTGCAAGCGGCTGAAGCATGCGGATGGACACCTGAAGGTGGTATCGTTTTAACAGACGTTACATTGTCTACAGTGCGTTTGAAAATTCAGGAGGAATATTGCAACGAAGATTTGAACGACACTTGGGCGCAAATTGAAAACGCTGCCGGGGCAAATGCTCAGGATGAATCAGCGCCGAATTTTGCAGATACCATGATTCGTTACTATATCCAACGTGCAAACGAACTGGATGAAAACCTGATGATGAACGGTGATACAGATTCACTTGATCCGAATTTGTTACACTACGACGGATGGGTAAAACGTTTCTTAGCATCTGATGAGATCGAGAAATATTACACCGCTGTAACTGAAACAACTGGCTTCACATCTTCAAACGCTTACGACATTCTGAAAGGTTTGGACGGTGTTATCCCTACAGTGGTGAAACGTCACCGTGCAACTGTTGGCCTTGAAATCATCGTTGGTTATGAAACCGCTCAGGCTTGTATCGATCAAATCTGGGAAGATAAAGACTACAACGCTAAATTAGATTTCACAGATGTAGACGGTGAGCTGTCTTTCATTTTACCTACAACTACAACCCGTGTACGCTCTATTCCTTCACTCGACGGTACTAACTACGCGTTCGCTGTGCCTTACAAATACATGTTCTACGGAACTGACTTGAAAAACGACATGGACGGATTCAAATTTAGCTACAACGAAACTGAAGAATTGTTAAGATTCTCTGTGAAATGGAGATCAGGCGTTAACTGGATTTTCCCTAACTACTTCGCAAGAGTTCGTTTTACAGCAGTATCGTAATCCAGTAGAATAATTATTCACTTAAAAAGTAAAATATTATGGCTATTGAATTAGATGACTATACCAAAAATTGCGAAGCTGAAAACGGCGGGATTGATGAGTTCATTATTTACAACATCTGCGATCGTGCAAGCTACACACTTGACGACGGTGTTGTGACCGCAATGACAATGAAAAATGGTACGCAGGCATATAGCTGGACCCCAGACATGGAATCAGCGACAGCAGGTGAAACAACTACCAGAAGCCGTGCAAACAATTCTGTATTCCACGCACAGACAGCAATGATCATGTTCAAAGAAGATTCAAACGCTGTTGTGGATTTGGTTGCAAATGCCGGAAAAGGTTTCTTTGGAATCATTGTTAAAAAATCTGATCCTGACGGTTCTGTTTACAGACACTTAGGACTGGTTAACGGGATGACTTTGGAAACTGCTGAAGGTGTGCTTGGTCAACTATATGAAGATTTAAGAGGTCATACTCTGAATTTCGTTGGTAAAGAACTTGCAAAAGCGCCTTCAATTTCATTGGTAATCGTTGCTTCATTGCTCGTGCCAGCTTCATAAGAAGTTTTGTGTTGATGTATAAAAGGGGAGGTTAGGTTTACACCGCCTCCCTTTTTTTCTTAAATTTGAATTATGCTAAAAATCAGAAAAGATAAATTAGGAATCAAAACAAGTAGCAAAACAATTGCGGGAATGGTTACGGTTACTGAAGACCTTGCTGAAATGTTTGCTAAAGAAGGCAGATTTGATTTGCTTGAAATTCCTGAATCACTTGAATTAAAACCGCTTGCTGATCTTAAAAAATCAGAGCCGGTAAAAAAAGATAAACCAGCAAAGCCAAAGAAAAAAGCCGATCAATAATGTCACTCATTCTGTATCAAGATACCGAAAATGAAATGCCGATCGTAACGGATGACATTATTACTATCACTTCACCCATTTATCTGTGGCGTTTTGTGAATTGTCAGACGAAGGTTGAGCATTTAATCGAACTCGACAACACAACGCCGGACAATCAGAGATGTGATATATTTTTTCTTACTTTGCCTGACGATCTTGATCTTGATATCGGAGTGTATGAGTATCATGTTTACCAGAGCGACACTCCGGGGGATGAAGATTTTGAAGAAATGCTTGAACTTGCTACAGGTCGGGCAGATGTTAAACCAGTAGTTGCAGAAATAACCGCTTATGAGCCAACCGGAACAGACCAAGTCTACCAACCAGAAACGTAGAAACCGAAACCGAAATAAAAATAAGTTCGGTGGTTCGCGCATGGAGTTCCTTGCGGGTAAAACTTCAGCTATTCCATTGCCGATTCAGGAAGTTGATGAAAAACTCAGCATCATTAAGTGGGGAAAAGACAATCTTTATCCGTACTACCTGAATTATTTATCGAGAGCCAACGCCATGCACGGCGGAATACTCAGGGCAAAGCAAAACTACATCGTTGCTGGTGGTATGGTTTATGATGGTGCTGATACGGAAGCATACGAAAAGTTCTATAACAACAACAAAACCGCATACGGTGACAAAGATTTGCTTGAAGTTATCACAGACACCGCGCTCAACTACGAAAAATCAAATCTGTTCTGTTACGAAGTACGATTAAGCCCGATGGGTAAAGGCGTGCGCAGAATCGTTGAAATACCTTTCGAAAAGATTCGTTTTGAAGTACGCAAAGAAGGTGAGAAAATCACGTTCACAGGCAACATCAAACTATCTGAAGACTGGACCAATGACAAATTAACTGCACGAACTTTAAAACCTTACGATCCTTTAAACAAAAAACAACTATCATTTTACATTCTACACAAAGAAGAATCAGGACAATCACTCGATGAAACGAAAAGTAAAAAAATTAATCCGGGTATTTATCCCGACCCACCTTATGGTGCCGGTATAGTTTCAATTGACACCGGTATCGAGATCGCTAAAACCGGAAACGCTGAAACACATAACTTCTTTTCACTTGGCACAATCATTTCGCTCAACAACGGAATGCCAAAGAATGAAGAAGACAAAAACAAAACTGAAAAAGATATTCGGGCTGCGGGTACCGGAGCAAACAACACCGGCGGAATCTGGATCACATACTCAAACGGCAAAGATCGTGGGCCGTCAATACTTCCATTAAACGGAAACGATTTACCAGACCGGTACATAAACGCCAAAAAAGGTTCTGAAGAATCTATTATTCATGCACATTCGGTCGTTGGGCCGGGATTATTTGGAGTTAGGCAGGAAGGTAGCTTCAATGCTTCAGAACTTGCTGACGCTTACGTAATCATGGAATCAAATTATTTTGAGCGCCGTAGAAAATCACTTTTAAATGTAATCAACTGGATTGGTCAAAAGTTTGCAGGACTTCAGGGAACGATTTCATTTGGTGAAAAGGTTCTTGAATTTCCATCCAATAAGCAACAACCACAATTTGTTGTAAACGTTGGGGATAAAAAAGATGAAAAGCAACCAGAAAAGAAAGAGGCTCTTTCAAAAGAAGACAGCGAAAAGATTCTTGAAAGATTAAAGCAACACGGCAGACCGAAAGGAGACATCATGGAACTTTATTCGATGAGTATCAATTCATCAAAGACTGAAGACCCGAAAGCGTTGCTGGATGAGTTTTATAAAAACAACTTTTCAAAGCTGACTGATAAACCGATGCAAGTACTGAACCTGATTAACGAAGGTCAGGACTTTAATTCGATTCGTAAGGCCATGGATATTTCTGGACCAGAACTTGCAGGAATTTATAAACGCCTGCAGGAATTGAAAATGATTTCATCTGAAGGTAAGGTTTTAAAAGCCGGTGCAACTGAACTGGCAAATGCAGATATCGAGAAAATGGAAATCCTATACGAGTATGCTTTGCGTCCGGGATTTAAAGACGAGATTATTCCGGGTACACGTGACTTCTGCAGAACGCTGATTAATCTTAACCGAGTTTATACCCGTGATGAGATCAATCAAATCTCAGGCGTTGAAGGTTATGATGTATTCGCATATCGTGGCGGTTGGTATCACAATCCTGAAACCGATATGAATGAACCGGGTTGTCGGCACGAATGGAAGCAAGTTGTTGTATTTAAAAAATAGAGTATGGCATTCGGACTGGATTTAAAATATTTGATGAGCGTTGATGTATGGACGCAGTACGGCTACGTGAATAAAAACGTTGACCCTAAAAAACTCAACCCGATCATTCTGGCTGTGCAACATACACGGGTTAGAAAGTTACTCGGCACTCAGTTATACAACAAACTCATTACAGACACGCCGACGTTTACCGGATTGTATCAAACGCTTATGAATGATTATCTGCTTTTGCTGATGGTCGCATATTGTGATTACGAATACACTTGGCACGGCACAAACCAGATGACAAATAAAGGTGTAGGCACATTGAATGATGACCACCTCAGAGCAAATGGAACAGATCAGAATAACGATCTACGTGATAACATTGCTCGGATCATTCGTGAACGTGAGCGTGATTTGATAGGCTGGCTGAAAGACAACTGGAATGATATACCTGAACTCAATACATCGGATTCAGATACCTGTCACCAAGACTTGAAGCCAGCAAAAGAACCAATTAGAAACTGGGGAGTAATATGAGTAAGCCGTCGACCAAAACAAAAAAGAAAGTAGCTAACGCAGTTAGGAAATTAAACAATGGCAATAAGTACCAGAACGACACTACGCCGGTTAATACAGGAAGTCAAAACGTGGGCTGATGCTCACAACATGATTCACAAATTCGGCTATGGTGACTTTTTAGATTTGTATCAAGAATCTGAAAGGGAGTACTTTTATTTCATGGTGAACTGTACTAACTCAACCGAAGATCAGTGGTACATTAAATACCAGATTGAAATATTTGTAGCTGACTGGGTTTTTGATGAGCGTATAAATCAACTACGTGCTGAATCTGATACGGATGAGGTTATACGAGATTTCACAAACACGGTCAGAATCTCACCACGCTGGCAGTCATTCTGCAAAATCAATGGTGATGTTCCAAAAAGAAAAGTCATTGAAAGAGGTGAAGACAAAGTAACTGGCTGGGGCGCTACGATCAATCTTTGGGTTAAACGCAAATCTGGTTTCTGTGATCTTCAGGCGTTGATGCCGGAATATGATTTTGAAAGTCAGTCGACTTCAGGATGTGAAGCAACGGTCACAGGTAACGATACTTTAATGGCTGAGCTCACATGCGGTGAGACATTGACATTTGCGATTAAAGATACTGATGGGAATATTGTCGGAACTTACAATTCATCAACTAAGGAATGGATCGTTCCTGCTTCTGGAGGTGGTTCATTCACTTATGACTTTTACATTGATGGAGTTGATACCGGTCAAGATGTTACGGTTGATGGGACTGATATTGATATTGAATTTTAAACGATGGCAAACAAATTAAATATAGGACTTTCGGCAGTAGCCACAGGAACAGCAAACGCAATAACGGCGACTTATTCGCCGGCAATTACTTTGACCGATCGTAGGATTGTTTTTTTAAGAATCACAACACCTAATACAAGTACTACACCAACATTCAACCCTAATAGTTTAGGGGCTAAAACCATAACAAAATTGGGTGGTGAGGCTTTGGGTGTGGGTGACTTGCAAGGTGATTGTATATTAATGTATGATCTTACAAATACACGTTGGGAATTAGTCACAGCAAAGGCCAGCATAGTATCCCCAGACGGTTTAAAAACTGTTGTTACTACGGATTCATTCGCTAGGTTACTTGCCACAAATAGCGCAACTATTGAGGCGTATATTTTCGCTGATTTGCTTAAAGCACAGTTATACTATTACGATGACGACAACGCCGGCGGAAATGTTTATATCGACAAAGACAGGCTAACTTTAACCCATGACGTGCTTGTTAATGTGGTCGCCGCTAACTTTAGACTTTCATCAGAAACCGCTTCAAGAGTTGCAATACTTGACGCTAATAAGAACGTTAAAGGAGCGGACACCGCAACTTACCCAAGTCTTACAGAACTAAGTTACGTTAAGGGTGTAACGTCTGCAATTCAAACGCAGTTGGATGGTAAGTACAGAAGTGAACAATTTTTCACTACTTCAAATCAATCAGTAGCAGATGGCGGGGTTTATATTTTTGGTCAAACTGGAGCGACTGTAAACGTCGCTTCATTAGCCTCTAAAGTTCCGGTTTTGGCAGGAACGGTGGTGGCCGTTGCAACGTCTGTTTTTAGTGCATCAACCATCGGAAGTTCTGAGGGTGGTACTTTGAAGTTTTTTTACAACAATGGAGCAAATAGTATAACACTTGCAAATGATTTTAAAGTGGACGCAAACCGTTCATTTTTTAGGGTATTCACAGGATTAAGCACGGCAATAAATGACGGAGACTGTTATATTGAATACACCGCCCCAACACTTGCAACAAACCCTACAGCCATTCGTTGGATGGTAACTGTTTATATCAAGTAATTATGGAGAGAGTAATAGAGTATAAAAAGCAAAGTAACGGATTAGATTCGTGGATGATTAAATACGTTGAAAACGGTGAAGAGGTTAAATGCCGTGATGTTGTTCATGACATGGATGTTCTGAACTGGAAGTTAAAAGCTACATTAGTTAAGCGTGACCTATTCACCCAAGTTGAAAATGCTTTAAACAGTATGCCAGAGCCAAACAAGACAATGGCTTTACTTGCATGGAACGGATCACCAACAGTACATATTAATAGCAATACAACAAAACTTGTTCAGGGTGTTTTAGGATTAACTATTCAGGAGGTGACTGAGATTTTTCAAGACGCTGTAAATTTGGATATTTAGGATGGAATCAGAAATCATATCCAAATTGATTGAACATGGACCAGTTGTGATCATATTGGTCTGGGTTATTTGGCGTGATTCAAAAAAGATTACCGAACTTGAAAAGGAGAATAAGGAGTTAAACGGGTACATTCGGGAATCAGAAAAAGAGGCAATTACTTTTATCGGAAATATGAAAAATTGTATTGATGAACTTAGTAAAAAAATCCACTAATTATGAGACTATTTAAAAAGAAAGACAAATGCCGGCGCAGGACGCTGGACCTGATGAAAACCGAGCGCACAAAAATAATGCAGGAAACGCTCGACTACCTGAAATCAATTAGCGAAAAAGCATCTAAAAAGCAAGTGGCATGACAGAGAGAATTAAATGCACAACCCATTTCTATCAGGATGAATTTGTTTATCCCGGTGGTGACTTCAAACTGATGGATTCCAAAATTATTTTGGTCGCCCAGTGGATCAGAGAGAATATCGGACTACCGGTAACGATAAACAACTACGCAACCGGAGGGCAGTATAAAGAATCTGGGTTACGTGACATAAACTCTAAGACGGGCGCAAAGAAATCAGCGCATAAAGAGGGTAAAGCCATCGACATCAAAGTCAAAGGCATGACCGCTAAAAAGGTTTGGGATTGGTGTATGAATAAGCAAATGGAGTTATACGCTCTCGGAGTGCGTGAAATAGAACACCATGAAGATACGCCAACTTGGACGCATCTGTCAACACGTGGAAATCATTTAGCAATTAAAGTTATCAGACCATGATAGGATCAGGATTTTTAAAAAACTTAATTTCAGGCAAAGGCTCTGATATAATCGAATCGGTTGGAAATGTAGCCGATAAATTCATAACTACTCCGCATGAAAAAGAGCAGTTCAATGCTGAGATTCAGAAAGAGGTTAACCGGCATTTGGAAGCAATGACAGCCGAGGCAAACAAAGAAACTGAGTTGTATCTGAACGATGTAGCCAACGCCCGTGAGATGAATGCTAAAGTTCAGGATTCTGATAAAGCGTCTTGGCTATCAAAAAATATTGCTTACATGATCGACGGGATTTTGATTACTTCATTTATCATTATGCTGATAATGATTTTCAACCGTGTTGTGCCAGAATCAAACAAAGAATTATTTTACACAGGGTTCGGTTTACTTGGCGGTTACGTTGGCACTGTGATTAATTTTCATCGCGGAACTTCTAAAGGATCAGCAGACAAACAGAAGGTTCTTGATAAGATGATGAAATAACTCAGGCAAGTGCTATCATTAAGCAGATGCACCATAAGACAAAGGTTGTGGTTTTCATATCGACTTTAATTTTTTAATAACTTTGAAATTCTCAACGTCTGCATGATGAACCTCTTTTTTTAGATCGTGGTAGTTCGCTCTAACTTTTCCGTTTTCATCATATTTAATGCGCCAATGACGTTGTTTTGATAGTAGGTAATTACCGAACTCTATCAGTTCTTTTTCTGTGTACTTCTTTTTAAATAGTCTCATATCTCAATTCTGTTTTGTGTTACGTCCGTAGTCTGCCATTTTTAGAAGAGAATTAATCATCATTTCCTTATAAGAATCTTTATTACTTATAAATTGAGTTGACAATAATTCCTCAGCCTTCTCCCGATCCATTTCTTCCTGTGTTTTTTGGGGTTGAACTTTTTTTAAATCTTTTGTAAGAACTAATTGACCAAAGCCTTGACCGTTTTTAAGAATCCAAGAAACCCCACGCATATCGTTGCAAATTAATTGATATGACTTATCTCCTTTATATTCCACTTCATCCCCCGCTTTAATTTCTTGGGTTGGTTCTTCTTCAACTGGTATATTGTCTTTACTCGCCTTACTCCAGGGATTATCTTTTATATTGAGAGATTCCACCAACTCATCTGCTTTTTGTTTTTTTGTCTTTTCCATTGCGTTTATTCTATTGGTTAATAATTGAGTTTATTCGGGTGTTGTGTGCAATAGCCGTGCTTCGTAGCAAGGTTAGTGCTTAATAAGTCTTTTTTATTTAATTTTTTGCCCACGCTCGTCAGTTTTTTCAAAACTGTTTGAAATACGTTCTATTAAACATGGGTTGTGATACATACTCCTTTTACCTCCAATAGGCAAACCGCTCTTTATTCCCTTTGTAATAGTATCTAATCCAAACATTTTTAATAGTTCAGCGTCTTTTGTATTAAAAAACGTAAATACTTCTCCCGTCACAGTATCAGTAACCTTAATTTTTCCTTTATTTGTTCCACTTTTTAAAGAACGATATTGTTTTTCTGGAATAATGCAATCAATTTCTTTTGCTCCATTCGATATTCTTTTTTCAGTAGTAGTAGTTGGTATATTGTAATTTGATTCAATATACCTTGCAAAATCTGCAATAGTTAAAAATTCATTTTCATCTAAAAACAAAATAGGCTTTCTGTTTTCAATAATTTCGTTTCTTAATTTTTCCATCACTTCATTAGTAAATTCAGTAATTCCAATTCTTAAACCATATTGCCTAACATAGAAATCTCCAATTTCATTTTTTTGTTTTTGCAAAAATTCGCCATGCAGTCTATTTGAACATTCATAACAATTATTCGAATATCCTTCATAGCCAGTAACGCTTTTTGAATACGCAGTAAGTGGCTTTGTTTCCTTACAAACCGAACACCGTCTAAATCCTTTTTTTAATATATCCTTTGCATATCTTACTTTCCCGATTTCAATTATATCAGCTTCTCTCATTTGACAATCACGGCAGTAACTACAACGCCTACCCGTTTCTTTATCTTTAACATAAAATTCTTTAATCGGTAGTTCTTTAAAGCACTTACTGCATGTTTTAGTTTCTTTGTACTTATATATTTTCTGATTATCCCTTATAAATATCTGATATTCGTTAAGTTTTGAAACATCAAAGTCTTTATTTTTTGGATATTGTTCAATGGTGTATTGCATAAAATCCCTCCCTAAAAAATTAAATAAAAAAGTGTCTGTACTTCGATTGAACTGAACTGGAAGCTACATGCACACAACACACGGTATAAGCAAAAACCGTTGCATTGCGTAATTGAAAATATGTAGTTCTAATTAAGTTCATATCGTGTTGATAGTATTGTGTTTCAAATCGGTTTCAGCTCATACCGCAAACCGTTAGGTGCAATGCCAGCGGACACCCTAAAACATTCGGAGTTGGCTGACAAAATCTTTAAAACGCTTTTCTTGTGCTTCATAATAATCCTTATCTATTTCAAATCCTGTAAAATCAAACCCTGCCTTATTTTCTTCCATAGGTTTCTGTTTTTATGCAATTCTTATTTAGGATTCCTTAACTTCCAAGCGATTTTATCATAATCTATAAAATAGACCTCGGTTTCGTTTACCCATTTTGCTTCATCCAATAACTGACTATCACCATTGTACTTTATAATACGTTTAATTGGCTCGATACAATCATTTAAAGAAACCAAATCACTTTCTTTGGCATCATTGCCATTAACTTTTATCTTGGGTCTAAAATTTCCATCTCCGTCTGCCATAAAAGCTGTCCATCTACTTGACCCCATACGACCTAATCTTGACCATAAAGCAAACATAGCTTCTAATGTTATTGCTTGAGCTTCTGTTAAATTTTCAAATTCGACTATTATTTTTTTGTTATTCATATTAATATTTTTTTTTAAATTGCGCTTCGTATTTTTTTATAGCTTCATCCAATTCTTTTTCATAATAAGCATTCCCTGTTTTTAACCGCAACGGCTTTCTAAGAAAGGATTTTAATGGAATTACTTTAGTTGTCTCACTCTCCTGAAGTTTCTGCTTTGTTTCGTCTAACTCTTTTTGGAGTTCCTTTACCTTAGATTCTGTTTTAAACAATAAGCCTAAGTGGTGTTGACCCTCGATAGTTTTTATCTCTAACTCTTTTTGAAGGGTGGAGGTTTGTTGGTTGGAGTATGCCGATATCTTTGGCTTTATCATATCACATGACTCAAAAAGCGTTTTTGCTTTCCAAACATCTCCTGTAATTTCTCCGCATAGAATATCAATATCTATTTCACACTCCGCTGTCTTATTGGATTCGTAATCAGGTATAGCACAGAGTAATTCTTGTGATGCAAATGCTCTCATTTTGTCCTGAATTTCAAGAAATAGTGAGCCGTTAATTTTACCTGTCTTGGCTATATGCTCAAGATTTGACCTGTCGATTTTTATTTCAGATATAAAATCTGTTATGCTCTTATTTGCTTCCATAGGTTTCTGTGTTTGTTTCTTTTGATTTTTTGAGGGCGTTATTAACCTTAGCGAGTGCGAAACTTGTAGTGCCTGTTGCTTTAAATTTTTCGTCAAGATATTCAAGCTGTAATTTAGCTTCCTCCAACGCTTCAATAAGTTCAGGAACGTTGTTTTCTTTTATGGCTGTCATGTAGCCGTCAGTAAATGGCTTTTCGCAAATTGATTGATGTCTGGCGGGGATGAATTTATATTCACTAGCCAACTTCTCAGCGTATTCTTTTGATGTTTTGTTCATTCTAGTTTGTTTTTAGTTTTTAAAAAGAAGTCAGGTAAGGGGCATCAGAATAGCGCAAACCTCTACCCCTTAACCTTTCTTCATTATTGATTGTGAATGCTTCCGTTTGTGTTACCTAAAAGGTTTCCGCCTCTCACTCTCAATGTCAATTCAGAAAACGGGTAAGGTTGCTACTAACTATTACCAAGTATCCATTGTCCCATCGTTTCCGTTTGCTTGGTGCAACTCTTGAATACTCTCAACCCGTAATCTGAATCAATAATTTAAAAGAACGTTTGATCTTTCGGTAAAGATACTAATAAAACAATACATATAACAAAATCACAAACAAAATTACGTTAATGTTTTAACATTCTATTTCCTTATCCTGCCTGAGTAGTCTGAGCGCACGCCGATAGTCTGCAATCATTCCGCTGATCGTGGCTAAATCTTTTTTACGGTGTTGCTCAAAGTACTTGCATACATCATACTCACCTATCTTGACATTAAAAACACGCTCGTATTCCTTGTTGAGTTCATCGATGCGACGCTCAATGTATTCATCTGGCAAATCCATACTATTCCGCTTCGTCTAATTGTTCTTGAATCTTACCTGAAATCTCTGTCTGACCGTAATTGTGACCGGCTGTAATAGCATCGATCTGATTCTCTTTTAAATATTCAATCAACTCACTGGCTCTCGACGCTGAAACATTACCCTGGATTTCTCGGTACAATCTGCCCTGATATTCTGGATCAATGTTGGCGGACAATAAAAGACTTTCGATGTAGTCAATCTGGTCGTGCGTTGCTGTGTAGTCCGCATTATCCAAGTCAATTGCCTGAGCAAGTTTATCCCACATCTCAGTTTTAGGCAGATACTTGCATAGCCTTTTGATTACCGTCTTGCGTGACATCTCAGCATAGTGATCTTCCCAGATGCACGATTTTGTTTTGCCGTCTTTGAATGATTTGTACGATTCCGATTTGTCCCGGATCGCGTTCACTTCGTCAACGTGCATCACCTCGATCATTTGCATACCGTCTGAAAGAGTTGCAACTGCGTAAACGTGTGTCATTACTTTTGATTTGAATGCTGGGCGATGAATGATGTCCGTCTTTGTTCCAAGCACCACATCAAATATATCCCCTTCAAATACCGGATAAGCATAAACATTCTTTGCGCTACCGGTGTCGGTAATCAGTTTCACTATACCCTGATATGACGGCTCCAAAAAGCATTCGACCTGACCGTTTGAAAATCTCGGCACTAAGTACGCATACTTCAAAACCGGATTCAATGTCAGTCCGATCTGAGCAACGTTTAATATCGCCTGCTGTTTACTGGCTGTTGTCGAGCCGTTCAGGTAGCTGTTCTTATTGAATGCTTGCATTGCGAAGTTGCATTCCTTCACGATTGTTTCATGGTCCATGAATTGCATTAACCGATTAGCAACCGGCTTAAATGTTTCGTGTATCTGTAATTCGTTCATATTATTTCCATTTATAAAGTTTATCTATTTCGCCTAACATTTCCATAAAATCATTGTCGCTGATTATTTTGTGTGAATGCAATCTGCCTACAACGCCACGCAGAATAATTTCGCTTTTAAGTTCTATAATCTGAGGCGGTTCTTCTTTGATTACGTCTCTGACTTTCTGAGCCATTTCTAAAATTAACTTTTCCATATCTATTTTTTATTAAGTGAATTTACCATTGATTCAAGCATGTCAGCATCCAATTGCATCTGCTCGTATTTTTTTTTCCAGTCTTGAACTGCGATACCTTTTCCCTTGCAATACTCGGCAGTAGTACCGGCTTTTTCGTTTCTTATTATTCTAACTTTTGGCATAACTCTGATTTGATTGTACAAATATATGTATAACTTTTTTAATAACAATACGTCGAACTAAATATTTTTTTCTTACATTTGTCAAAACATTCAATCAAAATGGCAAAAGAAAATAAAACAACTTTAGAAATGGTAAGCGTCCGCATGACACGCACAGACCAATTAAATTACCGCAAAGCAATCTTCAATCTGAATCTGAAAAGAAAGCAGACAGGCGGTCAGAAACTATTTACGTCCAGACTTGTGAATAAACTTTTTGTTGAACTCACCAAAGACCCGCAGAAGGTTCTGGATTTTTTACAGTATGATGATAAAAATTGATGACCATGCAAACACTTATAGCCAACGCAAAACAGATCGATGAAAAACGATCTCAGGAATTAGTTGACCAGCAAGCCAAACTCAACACGCTTCACAAATGGCAACGTGATACTAAGAAGTTGTACGCATGGATGATCCGCACTATGGAATTGCCACCATCAGAGGAAGATCAAAAAAAACTTGAACTTGCCATGCACCTGTTCAAAAAAAATGATTAGGTTTGACATTCAAATACTCCCACAATGAAAAAATTATTATTGACCGTTTCCAATTTGTGCAACCCTGTGGGAGGGGGAGTACATTTTGGGGCGGTCTTTTTATTTTAAATATGGCTGAAGGAAAAAACAAAATAATAATTTACCGGGATTGGATAAGCATATTCAACACGCTTGAACCTGATGAAGCCGGAAGACTTATTCAGCATCTATTTGCTTATGTGAATGATCAAAACCCTGAGCCTCCCGACAGGTTAACCGCTTTACTATTTGAGCCTATCAAGAATCAGCTTAAACGTGATCTTAAAAAGTGGGAGGAAGTACAGGAACGAAATGCGACAAATGGAAAACTTGGAGGAAGGCCAAAAAAAGAAAACCCAGAAGAACCCAAAGAAACCCAAAATAACCCAGTGGGTTTTTCTGAAACCCAAAATAACCCAGAAAAAGGCGATACAGTTATAATAGATACAGTAATAGTAGATACAGTTATAACTGATAATGATATTCTTTTAAAAAAAGAAACAAAAAAAATATCTAAAAAAAAGTCGATTGATTTTTCAATTCCTTTGGAGAAACGCCGGGAAATGTTTTACGAATCTCTTTTTGATTTTGAACTCGACTACGGGAAAAAGATGGTGCAGGATTTCTTTTTGTACTGGGCTGAGAAAACAATGGACGGAAAAAGCATGAGATTTGAAATTCAAAAAACATGGGAGCCGAAGATGAGACTTGAAAGATGGAAAAGAAATAATTTTAATAGTTTGAACGATGGAAAACCAACAAAAGCAGAACAGCGTGAGCAGGCCATGCGAGACTACCTCAATCGCTAAAGCAATTCAGACTGGTTCAAAGGTTAGGGATATTGATGCTGACTATGAAATCAGACAGGCGTTGTTGTCAGTGTATTCTTTGGTTGGTCTGCGCGCAGAAAGTTATCCAGGTCCAGTTGAAGATGCTATGCTGATTAAAATCATTCGTGAAAAGTATTCTGGATTTACTCTGGAAGAAATCAAAACGGCCTTCACAATGGCGGTCAGCCGTGAACTCTCCGAAGATTTAAACGTGGATCACTATCAATTGTTTTCACCTGAATACTTCGGGCGCATCATGTCGGCATACAGACTACACAGAACCGAAACACTAAAGAAAATTAACCAACAAAAATCAGAATACGTGCAACCAACAGTAACACAACCGGAATACTACATTAAAGTCTTGATCGAACCATTTGAAAAATTCCTGCAAACAGGTGAATACCCGTACTCACTACTCGATGGGTGGATGCTGTATGATCGGCTTTACAAAATAATGAAAGTACCGGAAGAAAAACGAAACGAATACAAAGAAATGGCAATCAAAATGATACCGGATAAACGCCGGACCGCATTTGAGCAACCGGAAACACCTGAAGAAAGACAGCGAAAGATTGTCAAGATCGCAAAGCATCTGGCATTCAAAGACTGGATTACTCAGAAGGCAAAAGAAAAATTTAATCTCAGAGAATTTATCAACCAAAAAATAAACGAATATGAAATTTCACAACTCAATCAATCTAAAGGGCAAAGAACTTGAAAAGGCTATTGCCAAAACAAAAGGCCAGTCAAAAAAAATCATGGTATTCATGGAAGCGAATCATTTGAAATCGTACACACCGCCTGAAGTTCATGAAGCACTGTTTGATGAATCCGTTCCGCTGACATCAGTACGCCGGAGCCTAACCAATCTTACTTCGAAAGGACATTTGAGACAGACCGATGAAAAGCGTGAAGGGTTATACGGATCAGAAAACTATTGCTGGACGTTTAGAAAGTCATTGTAATTTGTTATGATTGCGCATAACGTTGAGGCGGCTTGCCGTTCGTGCTGGAATAGAATTACAAACGCTTAATTAATTACAAATGAACCCATACGAAAATATTGATTGGATGCTGAACGATAGCCAGCATGACGGCAAACCGCTGTTATGTACAGCGCCTTTGCAGAAAGATGTTATTTTGGAATACTTCAAAAAGAAAACCCCTGATTACAGATTTATTTGGAATAGAACTGAAAAATGGGTAGCAAAGTATGAAACCGTGAATAGTTTACACAAAACATTGTGTATTCCTAAAAGCACAATTTATAAATGTTTGAAGCAACTAAAAGGAACTAAAGGCTTTTCTTTTAATCAGAAATTGATTGTTTATGAGTATCGTGTCGAATAGGCATTGTACATAACGATTTCGGGCTTGGCGATAGTAGCCGTTGAGCGTTGAACTTGTGCGTTGGCAGGCTATTTTGCCAAGCACGTGTTATATGAAGGTGGGATTTCACGCACTACACTTTCATCGAAGCACGTAAAAGAAAAAAGAAAAAATGAGCGTGGGAAACAATTTAATTTAAACAAAAATGGGAACAAGAAATTTAACAATGGTTATAAACCAAGAAGGAGAAAAGAAAGTAGCACAATACGGTCAATGGGATGGGTATCCATCAGGAGTTGGTGTAGGAGTTCTTAGATTCCTTAAAAACAAAGAGGTATTTGAAAAGTTCAAAGACAACTTATCTAAAGTAAGATTTTTAGACGAAGAAGGTGTTGATAAGGAATTTGTTGAAAGCTACAATAAAAACGCCCCACAATGGAGTAATGAACCAGACAACAGAACCAAAGAACAAAAGCGTTGGTTTTCTACTTATTGCACTCGTGATTTAGCAGAAGAAGTTTTAACGAACATAGCTAACTCTACTGACGAAGAAATTGTTTTGATAGATAGAGAAGACACAGCAAAAGGTGATGGATGGGTAGAATATTCGTATGTGATAAACTTGAAAGAAAACACGCTTGGGATTTACGGTCATATTGACCAAGAACCAATGAAAATTTACAAACTTGACGAATTGCCCGAAGAAGATGTTTTCGTTTCTGAATTGGAAGGTGTTGAAGAATATGATTAAAAAGAGCGTGGGCAGATTTTTTCTTTTTTCTTTCTCACAAGAGTTTAATAGAAGCACGTCTGCCCACTTTCGTATAACGGTATCGGGCTTGGCGAAGTTGCCGAACCGAAAAGCCAAATAGAAGTACAAATGTTTAAAATTAAGAACGAATGTTGATAGAAGAACAAAACGGCAATTTTGCCAATACCGTGTTAGGCGCAGTGCATTATCCGAAGTGCTTGGATTTATTTTGTTGTGCTGGGGGGGCAGGGATGGGCTATAAGCAAGCGGGATTTGATGTAACTGGAATTGACATTGAACAGCAACCTAAATATCCTTTTAAGTTTATTTTGAGCGATGCAATTACCTACCTGAAAGAACACGGCAAGGAATACGATTTTATTCACGCATCACCGCCCTGTCAAGGATATAGCCACTTAACACCAAAAGAACATAAAGGCAACTACGAAAAGCTGATAGATGTATTGCGTGAATTACTGAATGAAATAGGGAAGCCGTATTGTATAGAAAATGTAGCAGGGGCAAAAAATGAACTTAAAAACCCTACAATGCTTTGCGGTTCAATGTTCAATTTGAGAACACAACGACACAGGTTTTTTGAAACATCATTTCCTTTGGTTGCGCCTTGCAATTGCGACCATAGTGAAATACCGCTATTAGTAACAACTGCAAGTAAGGCGAGTAGAGAAAAGAGATTTGCGCTTGGGATGCAACCAAAGAGCGTGAAAAACGCCCCGCTTGCTTATGGCATTGACTGGATGGACTTCAAAGGATTGCGAGAAGCTATCCCACCAGCTTATACAAAATATATCGGTGAGGTGTGGATGTCGCTGCATTGCGCCTAACGCTTGGCTAGTGCGGACGATCGACTACACCCCCGAAAGCCTTTGCGAATACATCCGGTCAAAAAATACCGGACACATTGCAATGACCGAGGAACAATTTGAAGCAACAAAGAAATGA